AAGATCCATAATTGCCAAGAAAACCTTAACAGGCCACAACCATGCTTTAGCCAATTTACCTGTTATTTGCGGATAGAATACAAAATTACCTGAGTGAGTTGATGGGTCACCGAATGAAATTCTAAGATCGCCATTTACTGTTTGCATAGTAAAATGTGTTTCTTCACTATGTGCTTGTGATTGTTTTTTCAAACGCATAATGCCTGAGATAGTAGGTTCAAATTCTACGTTCCATACAGCACCTTTAAATCCTGGGCCCTTTATTTTTTCTTCAATAATAGCCTTAGACATTAGACGGTAATCATTAATGAAATCTTTATTTTTTGTTTCAAAATGAATAGCACTAGGAACTGATGGGTCAGTACCATTTGATTGCCTAGTTACATTAATAATAGAACTATTATCATACTCATCAAAACCTAAAATTGTTTTGAGTTTACCTAAGTTTGGCATACCAAACGTACCATCAAATTCGCTAATAGGATTTTTAAAATTACCAAAAAGAAGTACGCTTTTATCTTCGGATACAGCATACATTTCAGTAGATGTTTGAGTACCTACAATTTTGATTAGGTCAATGTTACCCAATCCATATGAGTGTTGGATTAGATCCTGTAAATTATCTTTCATGTTTTTCCTTTATGTTTAAAATATTTAGGCATTTATACGTCGTATAATAGTGGAATTTATTGCGAATGTCAATACTAGTTTACCCAAATGTAAATAGTTGATCAAATGTTGAATTAGTATCAGTATTACTACGCAAATCCCAATTAAGAACACCTAGTAAATTCTCTATTTTTTCATCTACTAATGTCCGTTCCATTTCGTTATCATCAAATGGAAGTTCAGTGAACCAAATTGGCAATCTTAATTCATCAGTTGGATACGCAATACTAGTGAACCCTAACGCATTTTGTTTTAGTTTACAAACGATAACCTTCATTCCATCAACAATTTTCATAGAATAATTGTCACCATTAACCCTGCGTAAGTAGTTATAGTTTAATGCCGCTCTAACATGTCCAGGCATATTAGCACGACCAGTTTTACTGTTAGCTTCCAAGTCTCCATACGTTGTAAGTTTGTTTACACCTTTAGGAGATCCTTTAGTCCAGCTGTCCTGTTCACTCAATGTTTTCTTAAACTCTTTGATTTTTTCAATTACTTCTTCACGGCTTTTACCCTCTTGTAATACCATACAGAGGACATCCATCAAAAAGTCTTGAATATATTTAGGGGTATCCGCTCGTTTCAAATCAAGGCCCATAGCCTTAACGTCACCCATCTTACCGTCTTTATCTTTGCGCTTACCTTCTTTGTCAAAGATATTGATAGCATAACGTTTCTTTGTGATAAACAGAGTACGATCACCAATCAATTCACGACCAGCCTTTATAATCTCCCCATTCTTTCTTGGAGCATGAAATGCTCGTTCCATGAAAGCAGGAAATGAATCATTAGCCTGATCGGCAATACCATCATATAAACCAATACAAGTTTCTTTATTCCAATTTAATTCTCCACCTTTTATCTGTGGTTGTAAACTAGAATAAGCACTAAAGTAGCAACTATCAGTATCTCCATAGACAATCGCAGAGCCATCGTGGTTATATTCACCAGTGATTGTTTCATTGATGGTACTCATCATATGTTTAACAATCTGTCTACCGCTTAGAGTAACACTTTGACCGATACGCTTGTCATAGAAACGACAATGCTCGTTTAGCAGTGCGCCATATGCTGAGTTAAGCAAAATCTTACGCACTAATTGACGCTTATCCCAATACTCTTTATCTTCGTCGGTAGTAGATTCTCTAAGTTTCTTTTGCATGACCTTACGATCACTATACCAACGAGAGAGTAGACCGGGAATCACACCTTCTTGGTCATACTTAAATATAGTACCATTAGCACTAAGTATCCAAGGCTTGTGACTATCAAAGATTAATTTCCAAATCTCTGCCGCACTCATTTCTTCACTACGACCATCTTCATAGTCTAGTGTAAGCATTGTGCCGCGTTCTTGGTTCATAATAGCAGTATATTCTAGTGAGCCAAACAAGCCTTCCCATAGAATACTACCAGTTACGGCATCGTCATCTTCTTTAGCACGTTTCTTTTCACTGGCTAATCGTTTGCCCTTGTCTTGCATGTATTGGTCGGTGAGTGATTGCCGAACCTGACCGACAATGGTCTCAGGGGCCATGTTAAGAGCGCGGATTGCTGACGGGTAAAGACTGTTAATGTCAACTGCTCCGACCCATTCGTGAATGCCTCTTTTGGGCGTAGCAACATAGGCACCTGCCGCTTGTTGTTCATCATTACTTCCTTCCTTTCGTTTTTTATCAGGGACTACTAAACCACGCTCATGGGCTTCGTTCATGATTGCCATTTCAATCATTGCAACTGAACCCATCACTGTTGGCAATAGCACTGTGTTCTCATGTGCTAGAGCATTTGCCAAATCTAAAAATTTCAACTTGTTGTGAATCTTAACCAACAACATAGTATCCTGTCTGTTATACTCAAGGAACTTTTTAAAGTCCTTGTTATACAACTGGTCAAGAGTACCTTCATATTGTGTTTTATTTTCACCGACTTCCATCTCACCGATAGAGTCTAGTTTATAGCTATGGCGACTTTCATAATTGTATTTTTTGTACAACTGTAGATAGTCCATGTGAATACGACCAACTAAGTCATATGTTTGCTCTTCTTTTCCAAACCTTTCATAAGTTCTTGGCTTAGGCATCTGACCCATCAAACAAAACTTACGGGTATCATCTTTACTCATTACCCTAGTAACACGATTGACCATGTAGGGTATGTCGTATCCTTCTGAGTTCCAACCAGTTAGAACATCGGCATTGTCAATCAACTGAAAGAACATATCAAACATTTCCTTTTCACTTTTAAAAAGGATAGTGTTATCAAATTCTCCTACAATTTCTTGTGCCGTTTCTTCGGACATATGTTTAGGAGCAATACATAGAGTAAACAATTGGTCTAGCCAATCCAAATACATACTAATTGCTGTTACAGGGTTGAATGGATCACTAGTGGGACTAAAGCCCTTTTCAGGATCAAAATCAACCTCAATGTCAAAGAAGCATGTATGCAACTTAGGAGGATCAATTTTCAGATAATTCTCTGAAAGGCAACGAAAGACTACATTGATATCACTTTCAAATAATTTCTTACCTGAATGAATCCTACGCTCCTTTTCAAACTCAGCACGTTTTCTTGTACTGAATTTGTTTACAGGATCGCCATAAAGACTACGATATTTGCCCTTAGGATCGCTGTAATAAAATGTATAGTTAGCAGGGTACTCTTTAAAAGTCCTTGTACCTTGGGTAGTCCGTTCTACGACAAATATCTTGTCGCCATTGCGGTCATGTATAGCGTCTACATAACTCATAGGGTTTTGCCAACCGTCTCCAAAATCGTATTGAGTTCGTCATGGTCTTTGTTAGTCTGACCCAAACTAGCCTTATGAGCAATTTTTACTGCTTTCTTCAATGTGCTAGCCTTAATCTCTAGTTCTTCGGCTACTGCTTTAATGGTATCATTCAAGCCACCGTTTAGTGTATCAATTTCATGCATGGTAGCCATGCCTTCGTTGATCATTTGGGTAAGCTTAATTTTTGCTTCTGCGCTAAAAGTTCGTGCAGTCATAGATTCTCCTTGTGAAGTAATTTAGTATACAGTAGGTGCGTAACAAAGTCAAACTTTTTGCGTAATTACGGGTAAATTACGCTTTCATTAATTTGTTGACAAATGCTAGTAATAGTTTATGATGGGCAAATTCATGCCAATATGATTGTAGATAGGGTCTGTCATACCAACTTGGCATACTTTCAGGGTGGCATCCAATCAAACCAATTCGTTTTTGGTAGATAGCCATTGGATCACCGTTGGCATAGGTTGACACAATATTCATTTTATTTTTATCACCTATCAATGCACACCCGTCATAAAAGTACATTGATTGTGGTTCATCATTCCATAGTACATCTGCTATGGTTGCATAACTTCGTTTAATATCGCTTTTACGGCGTTTGATATATTGTACTGGTTCTACGTCATCAAGCAACTTAAAATAGTATTTACCTGCCCAATATGCTCCCATGCAAATGCCCAAGTACCTACCACCGTTATGAATATATTCGGTTACATCATCAGCACGGTTTTTAAGTAGATGTTCAAATGAATCGCTATCGCCAATACCACCTGGAAAGGCTATAATGTGGTATTTCTTAAGTTTTTTTAATTTAACATCTTTAAACGGCAATATTTCTATATTAAAGTCACATGAT